CAGGAAATCAAAGAGCGTTTAGCTTACGCCTTCTTGATGAACTCATCGGTACAGCGCAATGCTGAACGTGTAACAGCTGAAGAAATTCGTTACATGGCAGGAGAACTTGAAGATGCCCTTGGTGGTATCTATTCAATCTTGTCTCAAGAATTCCAGCTTCCTTTAGTGAACCGTTTACTTTTACAGATGCAGAAGCAACGCAAAGTTCCTTCTCTACCTAAAGGTATCGTATCTCCAACAATCACCACTGGCCTTGAAGCACTTGGTCGTGGGCATGATTTAAACAAACTAGCAGCCATGTTGGAACAACTTAGCCAGCTAGGTCCTGAAACACTTATGAAGTACATGAACGTAGGAGACTATATCTCCCGTGTTGGTACATCACTAGGTATTGATATGAAGGGCTTAATTAAGACTGACGAAGAAATCCAGCAAGAAACTCAACAGCAACAGATGCAACAAACAGGGCAGCAATTAGCGCCTCAAGCATTCGATGCTGTGAAAGAACAAATGATGGCACAACAACAACCCCAAGGAAATGAAGAACAGTAATGGTAGAAACAGTAGAAATTAAGCAACAGCCACAACCTGAGTCACAAGAGCACATTGATGCGATGGTGGCCAAGGCGGACAATGCTCAAACACCACCTGTGCAGGAGAACCTAGAAGCCACTGTGGCGGAAAGGCCTGAATGGTTACCAGAAAAGTTCAAGACACCTGAAGACCTCGCCAACTCCTATGCAGCATTGGAAAAGAAGATGTCCAGTGGAGACAGTCCAGATACACCTGCAGTCCCTGAGACAGAGATTCCAACCAGTGAAGCATCGGAAGTAGCCGAGAATGCAGGCCTAGACTTTGACGCTCTCCAAACGGAGTACCAAGCAAATCAAGGTCTAACTGATGACACCTATGAATCACTGGCTAAGTCAGGAATTCCGCGTGAAGTCGTAGACTCATACATCGCTGGTCAAGAAGAACTTGCTACCTCAATGCGGACTTCAATGTTCGATAGTGTAGGCGGTAAAGAGACTTATACCACAATGATGGAATGGGCAAGTACGAACCTGAACGCTGGTGAAGTAGATGCCTACAACACAACCATGAACAGCGGTAACACTGACCAGATTCAGATGTCTGTTCTTGGTTTGAAAGCACGTTACACAGCCGCTAACGGTAGTGACCCTAAATTAATTAGTGGTGACACTACTGCTGCAAATGCAGGTGGCCGCTTTGACAGTGTGGCACAGCTTACGGAAGCAATGAGAGACCCTCGCTATGCGAAGGATTCAGCATTCCGTCAAAGTGTCCAGAACAAACTTTCAAACTCCTCAATTCTGTAAATAAACACGGCCCTCTAGGGGGCCAACCTCCCCAAAGCCCCAAGCTATTAATGACAAAGAAACTGCGCCTCCGAGGAGGACAACGCTGTGGGCAGTTATTGAGTGCTGAAGCCTCAAGGAAACAAACCAACTTGAAACTTCAATCCTCTTTAAGGAAATATTTAAAATGAGTAATGCAACTGTATCACAATTAGGCCAAGTCAATGGCGCTGGCGCAACTGATGCGCTATTTCTAAAATTATTCGCTGGTGAAGTAATCACTCAGTTCGAAGAAAAGAACATCATGATGGGCTTACATCAAGTACGCACCATCTCTAACGGCAAGTCTGCTTCTTTCCCTGTAATGGGTACTGCTTCTGCAGCTTACCATTCTGTTGGTGAAGAAATCTTAGGCGGTTCTGTAAAGCATGCTGAGAAAGTTATCGCTGTTGATGATTTGTTAGTAGCACCTGCCTTCATCTCCAATATTTTGGAAGCCAAAAACCACTACGATGTTCGTGCTACCTACACTTCTGAGTTAGGTAATGCATTGGCTAATGCCTTCGATAAGAACGCTCTACGCATGGTAGTTAACGCTGCCCGTGGTGCTGAGACTATCACTGGTACTGGCAAGTCTGGTCTTCAGATTTCTAAAGCTAACTACACTTCTGCTACCAACATCGTAGCTGCTTTGTTTGAAGCTGCTGAAGAGATGGACGGCAAAGACATCCCAGCTGATGGCCGTGTAGCGGTTCTATCACCTGCCTTGTACTACAAGCTAGCGCAAGACACTTCAATCATGAACAAAGATTGGGGCGGTGCTGGTGTATACGCTGATGCTAAGGTTATCCGTGTAGCTGGTATTGCAATCGTAATGTCTAACCACCTTCCTACTGGTGTTCAGACTGCGACTGCTGGTGAGAACAACACTTACCACGGTGACTTCACCAAGACCAAGGCTGTTGTATTCCATCAGTCTGCTATCGGTACTGTGAAGTTGTTGGACTTGGCTCTTGAGTCTGAGTACGACATTCGCCGTCAAGGCACTTTGTTCGTTGCTAAGTACGCAATGGGCAGCGGTATTCTACGTCCAGAATCTGCAATCGAATTAAAGATTGCATAGACACACTACCACTAGG